TACTACTAAAACTGTAAGCAAAGGCAATCTTAAATATAACGAGTTTATGGGATTAACCTTGTTTGGAGATTGCTACAAACTTGGAACACAAAAGGTCCGTAAATTAATATATAAAGGAGTGGTTTAACATGAGCAAGACAACAGATATGTTTGTGTGCAATAAAGCATACTCAAATGTATGCAGCACAAACCTTGCAGGTAATAAAAACTGCGATTGTTGCGATTATAATTATGATAAGTGTAATAATTGTTGTCGCAAAGATACAAGTATGTGCAAAAAATGCACATACCAAAAAATAGGAAGTGAAAAGAATGACTAACACACAAATAGTTTCAAATAATTTTAAAATAGAAATCGGGAAAGAAAAAGGTATATGCTTAATGTGTTCGAGCGAGACTGAAAAGGGGTTTAAGTCAAAAGATTTTATAAAAGATGCAAGGTTTACTAATTTTGATATTTTAAGCAATATAAAATCAAAAGTAATATGTGAACATTGTGCAGTTTGCATGAAAAACGATGACTTAAGAAGAAAGTCTTTTATAGCATCTAAAGAAAAAATCATTTATTTACAAAAAAACGATATAGAAAATTACATATTCAACTTAAAAGAACATGTAAAAGGTGAATTTATTGTGTGTTTAACTAGAAGTTTTAAAAAGCATAATGCTTTTAGAGCGAAAGTTAATATTGATACAGAAAGATTTTACATTAGAGAAGAAGATAACGAATATTTGTTTGAAGTTTCGGAAATGGAAAAATTATACGAAAAGTTAAATGAATTTTATATGTATTTTAACAAAGAAGAAATTGCTACAGGGAATTATAATCTCATAAGTATAAAAGAGTTTGGAATCAAAAACTTTGAAGCTTATGAATTTATAATAAAAAATCACAGAAAAACCATGCAACTTGATTTGCTTCTTCATATTCTGAATTCAGAAAAAAGAAATGAAGTAGTGAAAGAAAGAATAAGATTGAAAAGAGGAATGTAAATGGAAATAAGAAAAAAAGCAGTAGAAATTTTGAATTCTTTATGGCTTTCGATTGATTTTGAAAATATGTCAAACACAAGAAAAATGTCGATATGGGATGAATTTTCAAGTAAAGTAAGAGCATGTTCGAATTCGAGTGAAACATTTGAGAAATTTGTAGAAAAGTTCTGTAAAAAATTTAATATCAAAAGCCTTGAAGTTGATGCGAAAAATATTATTGATATTGCAGAATTGTCAAAAGAAAAAAAAGAAGCGATTTTAAAAGCCTACAGAGAACAGCTATCAATTGTAATGTTAGAATTAAGAATTATGAGAGATGAAAAAAAAGAAGCTTATAAAGAATTGAAATTAAAAAAAGAAACAAAGCAAGTAAAAAAAGAAATTAAAGAAGTTTCTACAGACGAAAATCAACTTGATAATTTGAGTTTTTTTAAACTCACAGAAGGGGAATAAACATGAATATAAAAGAATATAATTTAAAAATAACTTTAAAAACACCGTTAATGCATTTTGGTGACGAGTTAAGCGGAACTATGCAGACTATGAGAAGAAATAAATATGAAGTAAATGGAGAATTTATCGACATTCCTGTTTTTAGTGGCAATGCATTAAGAGGAATATTCAGAACTTTAGTAATGAGAGATTTTTTAGATAGATTAGGTTTAGGGGTTAACTGCATATCTCAAAATACTTTTTATACGCTTTTTAACGGTGGTTCGTTGAAAAGCGGAGGTATAGAAGACTTAAGTTTTAAAAAGATGATAAAAAGAAATTGTCCACCTTTAATATTGCTTGGTTCTGCATATGGCAATCAAATGACTGAAGGGAAAATGAAATGTGATATATTAACTCCAATATGTCAAGAAATGAACTCGTACAACGTCAATCAATCAGAGAAATCAATATATAGCGGGATGCTTTCAGAAGTGTTCCACACAAGAATGGATAGATTGAAAGCAGAAACCGAAGAAGTATTGGATGTTGAAACTACAGAAAAGCAAACAGTTCAAATGAAATATGAGGCGGAAACACTATCTGCGGGGACACAACTTGAAGCGACTTTAACAGTTAATTTCGCAAACGAACTAGAACTTAGTTGCTTTGAACATATGATTAATTTATTGAAAAAAAGCGGAAGAATAGGTGGGAAAAGTTCGGCGGGATACGGTAAAATGAAATTAGAATGCGAAGAGTTAAAAGAAAATGGAATTATTTATGTTAAATTTATAGAAGAAAACAAAGAAGAAATAAAAAGTTTTATTCAATATCTTGAAAGCGTTTTAAATTAATGCAGTATGTTTTCCCACATTGTTCCGCGAAAGAAAATGAGATTAAAAAAATTCAAGGGATAAGCCGATTATTCGCTTATCCTGCGAAACCTCATTTTGAGAATAATGGGCAAATAGTAATCTTGGATAGTGGTGCTTATGGTTTATCTTTACAAGGCAAATCGATTAATGAAAAATACATGAAAAATCTATCAGAGCATTATCAAAAGTTTCATCAAAAAAACACGCTGTGTATTGCACCAGACGTTTATTTAAACCCTTGCCAGTCTATGATGAATATGAGAACATGGAATAAAAAAGGGTACTTCAAAGACGTAACCGCAGTTTTGCAATGTGAAAAAGAAAGATTTGTTGATTTACCATCGTTATTCTATCAAGCAAAATTCTACAAAGATTATGCGAATACAATTTGTTTTTCAAACCCAAATCTTAACGGAGAACAAGCGTTATATTTCAAAGATGAACTTGAAGAATTGTTTAAATATTGCAAAAGTTTAGGTTTTATATGGATACATAATCTAGGTGCAGGGTGGGATATAGAAGATATAAAAAAATGGAAAAAAATCAAACATTTAGATAGCATGGACAGTATAGCTTATTATAATGACGGTAACGCTTTAGAAAATCTCAAATTATTTAGGGAGGCTATAAAAGATGAATTTTGAAAATTTAAGAGTTACAGCTATAATGGAAAACAACGTTGCAGCATCTAGTTTTTTAAGATTAGACTGCATATTATCCGCTGCAAAAGCTATTGATATATTAAAAGAAAAATATTATGAAGATGAAAAACGAGCAGGAGATAAAGATTTGATTGTAAAAACTTTATCGGAATTTTTGGACTATAGTGGGAATGTATTTCATGCGAGTTGTGGATTTTTGAACGGTAGAAAATTCGTGACATCTTTTTCAAAGAGATGGAACAGTTCTCAAGATGAATTAGTAAATTTTAAGGGAAAAGGCAAAGAACAAATTGATACAGCGAGAGGTTTTTTTAAAAGTTATCATTCAATGATTCAATGCTTTTCAGCCAGAGAAATAACTTTTTACGCTCGAGGAGACAAACAAGAAATAGAAAGATTGCTGCAGTATATAAAATTTATCGGCAAAAAATCATCTCAAGGATTTGGAAAAATAAAATATTGGAAAGTAACTACAATTGAAAACGATAGAAGTTTAATTTACAAAAACAAAGCAATGAGATTTTTACCGTGTTCTGAATTCGAAAACATGTTAAACGCGGAGGAGCACTCAAAAGAAATAGTCGCATTAATACCACCTGCTTCAAGAAAAGACTGTAGAGAAATATGCTTCGTACCTTGTAAATAATTTGGCACAACCAAATAAATAACTGAAAGACAATAACTGCTAAGTGTTATGTAAATTTAACGTTGTATCACAGTACAGCGTTATTTTTATATGTTGACATAAATATTTAAAGTGGTATAATTAAGATAAAAAAGGTTGTGATTGTTATAAAATCAAAATGGGATGAATATGTCAAGCCAAAACTTTTTTTAATTGAGTGCTGGAAAAGAGATGGTTTGTCAGATGAACAGATATGTAAAAATCTTGGAGTTGGCAAAGATGCTTTTATTAGTTACAAAGCAAAATATCCCGAACTGGTAGAGGCTTTAAAAAAAGGAAAAGAAGTAGCGGATTATGAGGTTGAGAATGCCTTGTTTAAACGTGCATGCGGTTATTGTGTAGAAGAAAAAACAGTTGAAACAAACGAATATGGTGAAACTAAAACTAAAATAGTAACTAAACACATAAGCCCTGATGTGGGTGCTGCTTGTTTTTGGCTTAAAAACAGAGTTAACAAAAAATGGCGTGACAGAATAATTGAAACAGATGCAGAAACATTAGAAAAGTTAGACGAGGTATTGAAGTCACTCGATAAAAATATGAAAGTGAGTGATAAAGATGCTTGAGTTTAGCGACTTGCAAAAATATGTGTGGCAAAACACAATTAACAATTATCATCGCTGGAACTTTAGTTACGGTGCAACAAGAAGCGGCAAAACATATCTAGATTATTATAAAATACCAGTTAGGATAAGAAACACGCAGGGCAAAGGTTTAATCTTGCTGCTAGGGAATACAAAAGGCACATTAGAGCGTAATATATTAGAGCCTTTACGCAATATTTGGGGTAGTGATTTAGTTGGGCGTATATCATCAAACAATAAGGTTCAGTTGTTTGGCAAAATAGTCCATGCTTTGGGTGCTGACAAGGTTAATCAAGTAAGTAAGTTGCAAGGAGCAGGACTTGAATATTGCTACGGCGATGAGGTACAAACATGGCATGAGGATGTTTTTGCTATGCTTAAATCAAGGCTTGATAAAGAAGGAGCATGTTTTGATGGCACTGCAAACCCTGACAACCCCAATCACTGGCTTAAAAAATTCCTTGACAGTTCCGCTGATATTTTTGCACAAAAATTTACTATAGACGATAATCCTTTTAACTCTAATGACTTTGTTATAAATTTAAAAAGAGAATTAATGGGTACAGTTTATTATGACAGGTTTATTCTTGGCAACTGGGTAGCTGCAGAGGGTTGCATTTACAATAAATTTGCTGCAAATCCTCAAAATTATATATTACAAAAAGTTCCTGAAAACATTATTTTTGCAACAATTGGAATTGACTTTGGTGGCAATGGGTCGGCAAATACATTCCAATTGACTGGATTTACTCAAGGTTTAAAACAAGTAATAACACTTGATGAGTATTACAGCAAAGACGAGTTAGACGCAACACAACTTGCTCAAGAGTTTTGCAGGTTTGTCAAAAAAAATCAATTGCAATATAAAATATTGGAGGCTTATGCAGATAGTGCGGAGCAGACGATAATCAGGAGTTTTAAAAACGAGTTAGCAAAACAAGGTATAGCTTTAGTTGTAAAAAATGCACGCAAAGGCGAAATCACAGAACGCATAAGATTTTACAATATGATGTTTGGTTGTGATGCTTATAAAATTATGTCACATTGCAAAAAAACAATAGAAGCGTTTAGTAATGCAGTATGGCAACAAAATGCAAACAAAGACATAAGGCTTGATGATGGGAAAATGAACATTGACACTTTAGATGCTCAAGAGTACAGCACAGAGAGTTTAATGTTACAGATTACGCAAGCAATACAAGTGAGGAGTGATTAAGTAAATGTACAATAAAACTCAAACAATTGAGGATATATTGATAAATTTGGGGCATAATGTATTAGTAACAAAATGCCACAGAAAAAGGGAAAAAGTGTGGAAAGACTGGTATCAGGGCTGTAACGAGTGGCATGACGTAAATATCTACAATGGTAAAACAAACATCAA